TATAGGCGTTGGGTTTGCATATTGTCCGTAATTATAATTTCCGTAACTAACTTTTGGTAAACTCATATTTATTAATTTTATCCGTTTCCTGTTCCTCCTGGCATTAATAGTGCTGAACCTACTTGTCCTAATATCATACCAGTATTTGCGCCCATAGCTCCCAATGCATCCATTCTTTGTTGACTATATTGTTGTTGTAACCCGGCTAGTCTAGCTATATTTGCAACTTCTCTTCCTTCTCTTGCTTGGAACATAAATGATCTACCCATTACATCTGCGTCTTGTACTCTTTGTTTTTGTTGTAATTGTAATTGTTGCAATTGTTGTTCGCCTTGTGCCCTTAATCTTGCGTTTTGTGCTTCTTGTTGTTCAATTGTAGCTGCAATACCTTGTTTGCTTTGTAAAGCGGCTTGAGCTAAAGCAGTAGCACCACCTGCACCAGCGCCAGTACTTCTGATAGTGTCTAATGTATTAGCTAAAGATATATCCGCTTGTTCCGCTTGCATTTCTGCTGCGCCAGTAGCAACTCCTAAATTTGCAAAAGGATTACTCAACATACCTGATAAATCTGATACATTTGAGTATGGATTAATAATTGTTTGTCTGCTTGATAAAGCTGCGTCTAAATCTTTCTGTGCTGCTGCTGCTGCGTCTTTTGCTTTACCGGCTGCTATTGCGCTAAATATTGCCATTTTTATAAATTTTTAATTATTTCGTGTGATGGTTTTTTATCAATATTCCATCCTAAATCTTCATGTATTTTTAATAAATTTTTGTGACGTACAAAAGAAAATATATGTTTTATACCTTGATCTTTTAAAACGGTCTCTGTGGCTTGAATTAAGAGCCTTATCGCGTCTTTTCTGTCACTTTCTCTATATTCTGGGTTAGATACTACCCAATCAAAAATAGCGGTCTTAGAATTCGTCATATAAACATAGGCCGAAACTATACCAATATTGTTTTTTTCTACTATAAAACCTGTATCTGGCAAAAGAGTTTTAGGTGGTGCTTCCCATCCTGGCCACCAATCCCACCATTTAACCAATGTTTCATAGTCTGACTCTTTGAGTCTTCTTATATTTAATTCCATTTAACTTGATATTGAAACATTATGTGAAACTGAAAATAATTCAACTTCATTTGTGGAGTTGTGTAACATTGTTACATTTGCAGTAGTACCTTTTAAACCAGATACTCTAACTCCTGCTATTTGTCCTAATACGCCACCACCTGTATTCATTAATTGTGAATAATATTTACCTTCTTTATCAACAAATTTTGAAACAACATCTCCAGTAGTTGTATCAGTTGATTGTAATACTGCAGCTGCAAATGCTCCATAATCTGTATTAGAGTTTGTCATTTTCCAACCAGGCGAGCCTTCGTAATTTATTGAATTAAAGTTTTTAACATCACTAGGGTTTGAATTTGCAACAAATTGTATTTTTGCATTTACTGTTTCATTATAAAATGTATTATAGTTATTATTAGAATAATGTTGCCATATATCATTTTTATGTAAACTATAGTATTCTTTATTTAAACTAAATGTAAAATCTGGTTTATAATTATAAAAACTAACCCAACCTTTTACTGTTTCGTCATATGTCAATGTGTCATACCCGTTAGTAATATTTGAACCTTGTAATGAAACTACATATTCTTCTGAATTATCATCATATCCGCCTACTACTTTAGTAGCTAATTTTAAATTATCTTTAAAATAATCACGCATACCCGCTGCTGATATTTCTGTAATACCATCTCTTGATAACCTTAATATTGCTCCTCTTGACTTGTCTGCAAAATATTTACGCATTCCTTTTACTGCAAAACTTTCAGGAGATTGGCACCCATATTTACCTAAATAAGGCACTATTTGACCTATAACTTGAGCACCTGATGTTGTTAAATTACCGCCTTCTGCAGTAAATATAGCGTCTTTATCTATTAAAGCGTAACTAACTTTATCATCTTGTAAAATATTTAAATTAGTATCTTCAGCGTGTAATTTTTGTATACTACCGTTTGCTGGATCTACAGATCTCGTTATGTTTTCTGAAGCATTAAATACATTAGTTTTATTTACATCAGTTCTTGAATTATAAATACCAGAAAATATTAATGAATTATCACGTCTAGTTTCTGAATAGTTTTCATCAACCAAATGTGCTTTTGGTCCTATACTAACAAAATCTTCATTAAATCCTCCTTTTATTCTAGACTCTTCTATATATATCCTATTGCTTTGCTCTGGTCTAAGAATAAATGTATTAAAAAATTGTACTTCTAAAGCGTAATTAGCCATAATAATATTATTACATGTTTTATTAATAAGTTAGCAGGCAGCTGCGTCGCTAACAACCCCTGATGAATTTGTTTTAAATCTTGATGTTGAAACACCATCATTATTTCCGGCAGGGTCTTCTGTCATAGAATGAAATAAATTTTGTGAATCAAATACCGTTGTGCCTGTTGCGGTTGTAAATACCTTATCGCCGTTTACAGGTAAAATATTATCACCATCATGAAAAACTTTTATTGCTGTAGATTCGCCACAAGCTAAAGCAGCGGTACTTTTACCAAGTGTTGACCTATAAAAAGAAGTTCTTGATACTGCTACGACAGTAATAGTTAAATTAGTAGTTGCTTGTAATCCCCCTGCGTCTTCTACTGTAATTTGTATTGTATGACTATCATTAAGAGCAAAAGTTCCTACAGTACTTATAACACCTGTAAAAGAGTGTATTGAAAATTTATTTTCTGAATTACCAAGTGTAATAGCATATGATAAACCCTGCGTATTAGTTAAGCTATTAACACTACCATTGGTAGCAACTATTGTTCTTATTTCTGTTCCGTCTTCTGTATTAACACCTATATTCATGCTGCCACCACCACTAAATATTGTAGGGCCTATGTTTAATAATTCTAATTGTATATTTTCATTAAAAGTATTTCCAGCATTATCAGTAACTTGAATTGTAGCTAAAAAGTCATCAGTAGGTCTATTTTGATGTGTAAATGTTGTAGTTGTTTTTAATTGTGAGCCGTTAATTTGAAATTCACTTGTTCTATTATTACCTCCAAAATCAAAAACTGAAACTAATATATAAGATTCTCCACTTAATTGATTTCCTGAAGAATCATTTGAGCTTAAAACACCTATAATTGTGCCTGATTGGTTAGCTTCTGTAAATGTTGTTGACGTAATACTTATTTGACTAGGTAATGCGCCTGTAGAGGCCAATATAGATTCATTTAAATCAGATATTAAGCCTGATGTTGAAGTTTCAAAATATATATCTAGCATAGAAGAAACAGGCTTTGTTTCTAAAACAACTAATTGATTTAAGGCTGATGCTCCTCCGCTATAATCAAACCCTAATCCATTCGGAAGCTCTGCAAGCAATGGGTCTGTTATAGACTTATAAAGATCTGGTAATATTTCATTTCCACTTGCTCCTGTAAAATTTTGTACAGTAGCATTATGTTCGCTAGCTTTTCCAATCGAAATAACGCTAAAATAATCATTATTAGGATTACGTGAATATCCTGTATTTCCATCTAAAAACTGCACAGTAGGTAATAATTCTTCATTTGATCCGGCTAACCCTGTTTCTGTACTTACGTCCGTAATATCTCTTGGTACTTTATTTATATTATCACCATACAATACTAACCAAGACTTTTTATTTGCAGTAGGTATATTATCAATTAAATTAGGTGCATATACATTATAATATTCTTGCTCAGGTTGTTTAACTACTACCTTATAAGAATACCATCCTAATGGATTTGTTTCAGGATGATAAACATCTTGTATTGTACTGTTAAATTGTAATTGCAATACAGAATGTGACCAAATATCATCTAAACTCCAAGTTCCTCCTGGACTTACACCAGGTGCACCCGTTGTTTGTGTGTCTTGTGGTCTTACAAATGTTGTTGCTTCATCTGGTAAAAATACCGTAGATTGTCTTCCATATCTATCAGATAAAACTAAACCTACAGAATATTCTCTAACTGATTTTAAAGATGATAATAAATATGAGTTATTTAATTTAGCTTGATTACCATTACTTACTGTAAAAGAATCAGTAGTAATTGCTTGTGAAATAGGTCTATTTTGTTTAAAATTACCATATATTATTCTATTTCCCGACATTTCCTGAGCATGTGCTTTAACAGGAACAGAGTCCATTACTCTTGTAATTTCATTTGATGGTAATGTTTTTATAGGTTTAGAGGAATTATATACATAAGATATACCATATACTAAATTACCTTTAGTATTTGTTATTGGTTCAACTCTATGAGAATAAGATGTAGAATTATTTAAATCAATTACTTCAACAACTTTTACCGCAACGCTATTTGATTCAACATATACTATTTCCACTTTTTTAATATTTAATGGGTTTGTATATGCAGGAGGCGGGTCAAAAAAGTATAATCTTTCGTTTGCAACAATTGAAGGTGTTATTCTTTTAGTTGTTGTTAATGTTGAATTAGGGCTGCTAATAGATAATGAATTAACTATATATTCATCGCCTCTTTCTGTTAATACTAAATCATTTTGTGCTATTGCATTATTACTTGCATCAACCTGATTTACACCGTGAACAGTATGTGAAGTTCCAATTAAATGAGAATTGGGCACTGTAGTAATAGGGCCAGCATCTGCAGATCCATTATTTACTATAGTAGTAGATGATGGTAAATCAATAAACAAATGAACTCTGTTAATAGCATTCAACATTGAATCAACAGTTGTATTTCTATACGCATCTAAAGCGTCGTTCGTTGAAATCATTCCGCTTTGCCCATCTAAAAAAGAACCTTTATTAATAATTTTGTCTTTTCCAGGCATAAAACAAGTTTGAGTAAATGGAGAAATTATAGAATATTCATTATTTTCATATTGGAATCTATATCCAAATTTTACAAATTTATTTTCTATATGCTTGCTATTTTTAATTAATTCACTACCTCTTAAAGTAATAACAATATTAGTTGAGCCTAACCCAGATGGAATCCATGAAAGTGCTGGTGTCATTGTTATAGTGTCTCCAGCTACAAAACCTTTTCCAGGAGATGTAAAATTAATTTTTGTTATAGTTTGTCCTGAAACGGTTACTACAAATGAAGCATCTTCACCAATTCCACTAGTTGAAACGCCAGAATCTGTTAAATTAACAGTATGAGTGCCGTTGGATAAATCAGTTCTATTTGTATTATTTAAAGTTTCAAGAGATATATTACCTTCTATAATAGTTCCGTCAACTTTATCCATTTTTACTTTAGGACAAGAATAAGGCATATATTGGGCAACGCTAATTTTGTCTTCAAAAAAGTCATCATCTATATATGTATTACCATTAATAGCTAAATCAATATTTATTCTTCTAGGTTGATTATAGTTATCTGTCCAAAATAGTAAATTGTTAATTAAATTAACATGGTGTATATGGTGTCCTTTTGAAAAATTAAGTTTATCATTATCGATTAATACTGTAGGAGGTATATTAAGTTTAGGATTCATATAATATATTCTACATGTATGTGTAAGTGTAAGGGGTTGACTGTCAAGACTTGTTTGTCCACTTTGTATTTTATTTAAAAGAACCGTTGCAGTATTATTTGAAATAGTTACTGATTGTATAAAAGTATCTGACACCACATTATTACCTGTTACTTTCATTCCTGGCTCTATAGTATAATTTGAGGCATTAGATATTTCAATAGTTGTATTTGGAGGACTATCATCATCGTGGTTTACGTCACTATCGGCAATATTTATTGTTTTAGTATATGTTGTATTCAATATATCATCGCTTGTTGATCCTGTAAAAGAAGTAACAAACCAAAATATATAACCATCTAATGAATCGGAATAATATCCTATAGTATCTAAAAGCGGGTCTCCTTCCCCTGTGTGATTGTTAGGGTGATATGTTCTAGGTAATGTTAATGTAGCTGAACCTGCTGCATAATTATTACCTTTAACGTTTTGAACAGTCCCAACATCAGAATTTTCTGATTTAGAAATCTTAATATTAAAACCATCTCTATACTGTCCGTTAGGTAATAATCTATCATCAAGGTCTTTGTTCATTTTACCTTGAATAAAGTTATTCTTAATTTCTGGCATATTTATTTTATTCTTTTAGATTTGCCTCTCATTACCTGCGTAAGCTCACCTAATTTTATATTTGATAATCTAAGCTTTGCGTTTCTCATTGCAGCTCTTCTTTCTTTTCTAAATCTATTTATAATATATTCAGGAAATGCTTGCCTTCCGCTTGCTATTGCATAAGTTATGTATTTATATATTGCTTCTTCGGCTAATTTATGTACTTGCATTTCAGCATCTGTGCCCATTCCGTCAGATATATATTTTATAGTAATTATTTTATCTACTAAATTACTACTAAATGTAAATTTACCGTTAAGTTCATCTATTGCGAATACACCGTTTTTTTGTGCAAATTGTGGATCTAATCCATATCTTTTGCCCATACCAGCTATTCTTTCTCCAACGCTTTCAGAATTATATTCAATATCTTCACTACTAGAACCACCAGTTAAATCATTAATATCTAATTTAGAAAACCTATCTTGTGTTACAGGTTTAGAAGTTAATACACTATCATCGTCATCAAATAAATAATCGCCCTGATTGTCTTGTAATATAGCTTCGGAGGGTACGGAAGTATATCTAGCGGGATGTAATAAATGTTCTATACCAGAATCATCAATAACAGATAGTTGAACATAATTAACATAATCCTGAGGCATAGGTATTGATAAGCTATCGCTTACTTCAACTTCTTGTATTTTTTCAATTCTTGTTATATCGTAACTAAATTCTTGTATACCTCTTTTAGCATGAAATAAAACATCTGTTCTTTTTACTGTAGGTATTAGTTTACCGTCCCCTACATATGCTATCATATAATTATTAACTATATTTTGCAAAGATATATATCTATAGTCACCTGTTTTTTGGTCTGTTAATTCAACAATTAAAACATCGCCAGCTGTTCTTCCAGATGAAAAAGTAATTTGACCGTTACCGGCATTATATGTATATAAATTATCATCAATTTCTGCTGTATTTATAAATATTTTAAATTTTGATTCTGCTGTTGGTAAGGGATCAAAAGTTAATGTAAACACTGTTTGCCCTGCTGTAGCTGTAAATTTTTGACTAGTATTATAATACTGATAATGTGTTTGTGTTATAAATCCCATTTATTCTAATTTTCTAATTGTATTTTTTTTGCTTCCTCTTGCGAAGCCCCTTGTATAACCGCTGGATCTTCTATAACTAATCCCGCGTATTTTAATATACCTAGCACTAATTGTACTCTATCAGATTCATGTAGTGTGAAATCTACAAACCCTGTTGTTGGTGTTACACCGGAACCAGTGCTCGTTGAAAATGTTAATACACCAATACCAGAAGATGTATATGCCCATACAATATCTGCGGGTGTTTTAATATATTCTAATTTTAAATTACCTAATGCCCAACTCCCATCAGTTAAAGCTGGCTCAACAATAATATCTGTTGCTCTCTGATAATATACAGGAAAAGATGTTGTTGGTTTTGTTAAAGGTGAAGATAATAGGTAAGATAATGTTTTTTTATCAACTTTTTCTAACTCTATTGTTTTGTTAGATATGCTAATTGATATTGTTCTATATAAGTCTGTTGGTAAAGTTCCAACGCCACTACTTAATGTAATATCAACATTTTTATAAAAAGGGTCAAGTTTTTGTTCTATTCTTTCAGGTATATTCCCATAACCATTTACAGCCATACCTCTAGTTTGTTTTACAACTGCTCTATTATAGTCATGAAAATTTTGATCTAGTATATCAAGTTGAACTTGTGACCCAATTTTATTAAATTCTTCAGGTGTAATATATCCCCTTCCTTCTTTATTTAATATTGATAATACTGTTTTATATACGTTATCAACTGATATTGCCATAATATTTTTTTTATATAATGATTAAGCCGCATATAGCGGCCTAACCACTATAAACAACTTATTTAAGTTTTTTCTCTATTACTTGGAAAACCTCAATACCTTCATCTGTTTTAAACCATGCAGTTAAAGCTGAATATGGATTTTCATCAAAAGGAACTGTTAATAGTTTTCTTTTATTTTTAGCCCATTTAAAAGTTCTATTATCATTAGATAAAATTATTAAACCTGCTTCTACAGCTTTAATACCTAAATTTCTAATATTAATATTTTCGTCATTTGCTAATTCTAAAAACAATTTTGGATTTTGTCTAGCCATTATAAATAAATCTCTTTTAATTTCTTTAGAGCTCATCTTAGCTACCTTAGAACCAAGTTCTGTTCTTACTATTGCTTCGGCCTGGTCAATTTCCATTGCCATTGCAGATTGAATTGCTTCAAATTCAATTTCCATAAAATTTAAATCGTCTTCTGCTTCTGCTTCTTCATTTCTTTCTGCATATAAACGATTTAATTCTGGATGATATTTTGATAATATTTGTTGTAATACAACTTTTTCTTTAGGAACAAATAATACACCATCCCTAAATATGATATGATCAAGTCTTGAATTACCTTTAAACTCATCAACAAATGGAGTTTTTTGATTTGTTGTGTATTTTATTTCTCTTTCAAAACCTAAATCTTTATCAAACCACATAATATTTCTTGATTTAAGTATAAATACTATTGGTTGTGAATCACCTAATAAATAATATTGTCTATCTTTATATTCCCATTTAGGTTGTGTTTGTTTTTTTGGTGGAGAAACCTTTATAGGTTCTTCAACAGCCACCTCTGCTATTTTCTTTTTTGTCATGATATAATATAATAAAAATTAAACAAAAGGCCCTGGGTGCCGAAGCACCCATTACCTTTAATAAATGTTACTTAAATAATACGAAGTTATTAGCAGCTTGAGTTACTAAACATCTTTCTGATAAATAATGTATTTCCATTATATCTTTATCAGATGAGCTAGCCCCACCTACTGAACCTCTAATCCAAGATTTCATTCTTCTGTCATCAGCCTCAGAAGCTCTATATCTTACGTGTAAGAAAGGTCTTCTAACGTTTTTGCCCATAATTTGGTCATAAACAGACGATGTTCCAGCTGGCACCATAATACCTTTGATGTCATCGAATAATCCTCTTGTAGATTTGTTATTTAAATATTTCCAATCTGTTTTATAAAAGTCATAAGAACCTCTTCTAAATCCTCTAAATCCAAGATTGATAGCCATGTCTTCGGAGTTTTCAAATACACCGTAAGCAGTACCACCTGCAGATCCAGCAGAAATATTAGCTAGTCCATCATCAATAGATAAGTTAGCGCTTCTATTTAAGAATAACATATTTTCTTCAATAGCTCCTTGCTTATCTAGTTCTTTTAAAATCAAATCAAAATCAGTAATAACTTCTGGTAAAGTCTGAGAACCTGAAGTTGAAGTAAATGCCGCTGAATCAAATGCGTTTGTAGCAACAATACCTCTAGACTCAACAGCCTTAAATAAACCTTCAGTTCCAGAGTTAGCTCCTAAGATTGAATCAGTACCACCAGCTGCTACAGATTTTTCTGCCTCAACCATAGCCATTTCTAAATAATCTTCGAATCTTACTCTTGTGTCACCTTCAGCTTTTAAATACCATAAGTAACCTGCTTGTCCACCTTCACCACTTACTTCTACCCAACCAATCTGAGCAGTATCAGAACCAAAAATTTCAAATTTATCTTTTAAAATAATTGGTTTGTTAGTAAATGATTGAAATTCTGGAGTAACAGCACCATCCATTCCATTATCACCTTTTACAAATTCAGAACCATAAACAAAGAAATCAACAGTTTCACTAGCGTCGAATCCTGTTAAAGCTCCATATGTTGCAGCACCAGAATAAGGAATTACAGTAAGTTTTGTATTAGCAGCATTTACTGCAGATACATAAGCTCTTACTGGGGTTGCAACACCACCACCTTTTACTAATACTGTTTGACCTACTCTTACAGCGTGGGTTCCACTACCAGCGATGGTAATTTCTCCACTTGATGCAATTGCAGCTCCTTCATAAGCTAAGTGTAGTCTACCTTGCTCAGACCAAATAACTTGATCAGAAGCCATAGGCATTTCTGCACCTACCATTCTTAGGAAAGAAGAAATACTTCTGTTCCCGTATCTTTCCACTTCCTGAGCATATAACTCTGGTAAATACTGTTGAGACCAGTTGCCTCCACCAGCACCGTGGAAATTTAAATAATTACTCGTTGTAGCAACTCTACTCGCATAAGGAGTAAATTCACTAGGCAACGAAAAACTTGCGGTTGCCATAATTTTTAATTTTTATGTTTAATTAATAGTTTTTAAGTTTCAATTTCAACCCTGAACTATTATCTCCACTAATTGCTTTAACTTTAACGCCGCCAGTTTCAACATAACCGTCAGAAGTTTTTCTTGGGTTCATGTCTATATTTTTAGCATTAGAAGCCATTTCTTTTATTGCGTCGGATTTACCTTGCTCATAAAAATGTTTTGCTAAAGCATCTGGATTTGAAGCGGCAAATAAGGATTTGTGAAATTCATTAGCGTTAACCATCATTTGATTTTTGTCAACATATTTATCAAAAACATTTGATAAACTACTATTTTCTTTCGCCTTATTAACATCTTTAATATTGAAACGATATTTCTTGTCTCCAACATTGAAATTAAAACCTTTAAATTCATTGTTAAAAACTTTATCTGTTTCATTTTTAAAATGTGATGTTTGCTTCGCCAATAATTCATTAGCTGATTTTTGCTCGTCATTATAGCGATTGAAAAATTCTATAGCTTTTTGCTGTTCCGGTAGTAACTTAGAACCCAACTTGACTTCTTTGTAATACTTATCCTTCAACCCTGTCAAAAAGTTTTTAGCATTTGCAACCTCCTCCTTAAGAGCTAATTTTTTTCTACGCACGTTTCTTTCATCATCTAAAGTTTCATCTACTGAAAATTTATCTTCCATTAGAAATTGAATTTCTTCGTATGAAAGATGCGGCTTAGTTTGTTTATAATACTCAACTAATAGAGTATCATCATCTACATTAGAATAATCTGCATTTAATCTAGCGTAATCCTCTATGGTTCCGCCAGTTTCTTCCATAAATTTAACTAATTCCTGTATATTTTCAGGCAAGTTTATTTCTGGTTCTTGTGCTTTTTCTTCCTGTAGTATTTCTTCTTGTTTCGGTGTGGGCTCGGTAACTTCATCGCTTCCTTCCACTCCTGTATCGTTAACTGTATCTGCTTCATCTGTAACCTCCTCTATTATCGGGCTTTCTTCTTCGCGTACTTCTTGCAGTCCCACTTCGGCTTCTTCCCCAGCTTTTTCATTCTCGCTGCTTCCGCGTAGCACGCCATCTTCTGTTTCTTGTTCTTGAACGGCATCTTCTTGTGGATTTTCGTTAAACTTTGTTAGATCAACTTTATACATTCCGTCTTCTACGGTAACGCCAGATTTTTCTAACACTTCTTGTTCTTCTTGTGCCATAGATTTTGGTTCTTCAGATTCTACAGCTTTTACTTTTATTTCTTCTGCCATAATAAAATATTATATAATTATTAAAAAATTTATCTTGGTTCAAATTGTTCTAAACCAAACCCACCTAAGTTATCAAATCCAGCAGATTCAAAATCTTTTGGTGGTTTACCAGTTTTTCTCTGATCAATTAACTCGCTTTGTTGAGTTGCTTGTATTTTTGTTCTTTCGTCTTTTCTATCTTCTTTTAATTTATCTTTGCTTTTTATTGCTTCAACTTCTTTTTCTTTAAGTTGCATATTTAATTCAAATTCAAATTGCATTAATTCTTTTTTAATTGCTGCTTCTCTTTCTAGTTTTTGAATATCAAATTGTGTTTGAGCTTGTGCAATTTTTACTTTGCTATCTGCAATACCTTGTTGTTTTTGCATGTCTGCCGCCGCAGCTGCTTGGGCTGATTGAGCATTTGATTGTGCTTGAGCCTGAATATTTTGCATTTGTAATTGTCTATCTTTTTCAAACTTTTGCTTTCTTCTTAATTTTAATAGCTGGTTGGCTAGCTTTAAATTTTTTATTTCTCTAACATCAATAGCATCTTCTAATTCTATTTGTTTTTGAGATATAGCCATTTGAATATTATTTTCAAGCAATTGTTTTTCTTCTACATCAGGTGATAATTCTAAAAATATACCAAAGTCATGTAAATGTAATTCTTTTATTTCAGATAACGTAGCCATATCAAACTTGCCTAAAGATTGTATAAAAGATTGTTTTGTATTTGAATATTCTAATACATCTGCTATTCTTAGTGATACAGCTTCAGCAGTTCTTAATGTTAAATATAAACCACCTTGTAATATATGTCTTGTTGCAGTATTACTATTTGCAGCTGCAATTTTTTGAACACCTACTAATGCGTTTGCATCAGGTGTGCTTCCATCTCTTGCTTCATTAAGACCTGTAACATCTCTCATGTTTTGCAAGTAATAGTTATATGACTGTATTAAGCTTGCAACTTTAGCGTTACCACCACCAGTCCTTATTTCTTGAATAGGTATTCTACCTTGGTTAAAATCACCATCTTGAGTCATTGATCTACCTATAACAGAACCTGTTTGGAAGTACATGTTTAATGCTTCTTGAGGATTATAGTTTGTTCCATTACCTAAATCAACTTCTGCTAAACCATCAGCATCAAGATACACACCATCAGGCACCATTCTTGAAATAACTTGTTGTAACTTTAAATGCGTTATTTGAATCATATCCGCAAATGAAGTCATTCTGCTTACTAAAGATTCTGGCTTACCTTTATAAATTCTAGGAGCAACTATTGAATAACTCATTTGTACTTTAGTAATATCAGACTTAGGTCTTGTCATATTAACTGCTTTATTCCATTTAAGCATTTTTTCTTGACCTACTATTTTTGCTCCACAATATAAACACTCTATTGCTCTATTAACTTTTTCAAATCTTGATCTTGCGTCTTTAGGCGGATTAAATTCATCAGTTTTAACTATTGCTTTTTCTGAGCCAGTTGATGTTTGTTTTATTTTATATACTTGATTTTCAAAAGTTTTATATTCAAAATATAATACATAAACATAATTTTTATCTTCAGAGTCTGAAGTTGTATATGTTTTATTATATAATTTAGTATTTGAACCACCGTTGTTTTGTAGTTTTTCAATTTCTTCATTTGTTAAATATGGAAATTGTTTTTTAAGTTCTGAAATATTAACTCTTCTAACTTCACCAACATAATATATATCATCAAAATATGGGGATTCAGTATATGAATAAACCAAATCTGATGGATCTACATATTCTAATTTAATTCCATCCGCTGTATTAAAACTGTTTTTAACACAAGCCATACCCACAACAGCTATATCATAATCAAGTCTTTTCTTTAATAAATCATACTTATTTAAAGCAAACACATTATTTATTGCTTGTTCTTGTGCAATTTCAATTGATTGTTTATAATTTAATTGCATATGAAGATTTAATTCATCTTCGTCTTGTGGTATAGTTGTAGGGTCGTTTGTAAATGTATTTATACCTATTGTTGATTGTAGTTTGTTAGCATACTCCGCTGCAAACATATCATTAAGCATATCATTAACAAACTTAGTTCTTGCTTTACTTGCGGTTTCATCAATAGAATATGCTTTTAAATCATATGTTCTTTCTTGAATTCCATTAACAACTATATCTACAAACTTAGGTATAATAGGTACTGGTTTCCAATCTAAATTAAGATATGATAAATCACCATTAATAGATAATTCATTTTTATATTTTTGTATACTTTGCTCTCCTCTTGCATATAGCCTTAATCTATGGAAATTGTCTCTATTTGCAAAATAACGTGTACTTCCAGAGTCTTTTTTAAACCACTCAGCTTCAATAGCTTTTGCAACTTGCAAACCATAGCTTATATCAGCTTTCTCAATGCCTGTAACGGCTTGACTTGGAAAATTACTTTTGGTTGTTATTCTAGCCATTTAGTTTATTATTTTTGAAATATTGCCTTTATTATTGTATTTAGCAAAACTAAAATTTACTTTATTACTTATTTGTCTTATTTGTTGTGGGGCATATAAATGTTTATTGCATGCCATAATTGCTAACCCCGAGCTAATAGCAGCATCAAACTTAGTTCTATTACTAATATCAAACTTAGCCCAATCATTTAATGTATCATTAAAATATAGATTGCCATACGTATTATCAGATTTTAATCCTACATAACTATTAATATAACTTTCAATAGCAGCCGCATGAGCTTGTCTTATATCTTCACTTGAATTTGGTATACCACCTACCTCTTTTTCAGCAACTGATAATTTATTCCATATTTTATCAGGTCTATTCATTGAATATCCTCTATATCCTCTTCTTTTTAAATAATATAATAATCTTGGTTTATTGTTTTCCGCAAGTATTGGCATTCCGTAAAATACTAATGCCATTAATACATCTTCAAAAAACATTTCAGCAGTATCAGGTCTAGCTATATATTCTAAAAAAAATTGACTAGCAGGAGCTTTTTCCATGCTAAACTTAGTTAAACCATGTAAAGAGCCTTTCGAGCCTTTACCATCTGTTGTCCCTGATATATCATAACTATCACATCCAAATGCACCTACATGCTCATTGCCTGGATATTTTTTACCGTTTTTAATTATTATTTTATTTTGTAACTCTACACTCGGAACCCAGCTGATTTTAAACCTTCCGTTAGGGTTTGGCGTAAACTGTACTTTTGTGTCTTTAATTCCATTTTGCCACGAAAAAGTGCCAATTGTAATATTAGCAGACGTCGTAATGCCTTCATTATAATCTATTTGTTCGTATATTTTTGTTAAATTAAATATACTGTTTTTGGTTTCATCTCTAAACGCATGCTCTTCAGTTCGCGGAAATTGTCTGTAAAATTCATTTAATGCGTCTTGATCTCCTTTTAAACCCTCAACTTCATTTTCCCAATGGCTAATAACTCCAACATCAATAATTGATCCGTAGACATCTTTAACTTCTTTTTTTGGTGTTTCGAAAACAGGTATTCCATAAGAATCAATGAATCCTTCGAAATTCCATTCCATAGGAATGAACAAAGAATATAGTCCGCTGCGAGTCTGTCCATTGCGGTTTCTTTTTGTAACGTCTGAATCATTATATAATTTTTTAAAATTATCACCACCTTTGTCTGATGAATTACTTGTTGAACCCATCATACATTTACCAATAATCTTACTACCTAATCTTAATGTGGTTTTCGTAACCCTCCAGTTGTTGAGGATGTTGTTTGGCTTTTCCCACTTCCCCGATTCATCATGTATGAGGAGCTTGAGCTTCTCCCCATCGTAGGAGTTATCACCTGTGTTCTTCCAGTCGATGGTGGTATCAAGCCCCTGTAATTCGTCCTGTAAGGTTTCGTCGGCGGGGGCGGTGAGCTTACGACGGGTGTATTTGGTTGCGGGGACACGGTAGGCAAGCTCGGTCTTTGGACGGTCCATTCCGTCCTGGGTCGGTTTGAAAAAGAATGGGTAGTTGACAGA